GTATGAAAAGCTTTTTGTTTATGAATATATGCTGTAAATTTTCTTTTTCGGTATTCTTTTCCATTGTAATGTTTTAAAATAGCATTTTCACGATTTAAATATTCTTTCAGATTATTAATATAAAGATTATAATCACCAGTTTTAATGCTGTAATTATTTAATTCTTTGATTTCTTTAATTTGTGAATTATTAAGAAAGTCTCTATAGCTCTTTCTATGGGTAATATAGCAATATTCTTTAGATGAGCATCTTATATATTTAGTCTTTTTATCATCTTTAATATCTTTTAAATCTAAACCTTGACTATCTCCATCAACTGCTATCGTGAATAAATAACGCCCACCAGGGTCATTACCATAGTAATATTTAAAGTCTGAAATTTTGCAATTATCATTATTAGATTCTTGAATTAAGGTGTGAACAGAGTCATTGTAATCAACAATTTCATCTAATTCATTAATATCTTTAGAGTCATTATCTATAATTACATCTACATCATTTTCTTTATCTTCTTTAGCTTTTTTCTCTTTTTCTTTCTTAATTTCTTTAAGCTTTTTATCTAATTCAGCTTTGTATTTCTTTAAAACTTCTATTTTTTCTTGTATATCTAACTTATCAAAATCTTTATATGTAATTGGAAAATTATCAGGTATTTTGTAATATAAAATACTAGCGCCATAACCATCAGTTGATATATGATTACCAAAATAGCTATTATTAACTTTAGGTAGGTTTTCGAATTTGATTAAAGTTTTCCATTTATCCAAGAATGATAATTTTTCATAATCTTTTCTTGGTTTGTTATTCCATAAAAGAAACATATACTCAATTAAACTAGTGGTAATATTAACATAATCAGGAATAAAACCAGATGATAAAGGCATTAAAGAAAATGATTTAGTATTTTGAGCTTTAAATTCTAATTGCATATGTCTGAAGAAATGAATAAAGAATTTTAAGTTTGTACTTGGTTTTTTGTTTTTCGGTATAACAGACCCATTAAATTCTTTCTTACTATAAATATTAATTAAAATATTATTTAAGAGATATTTATCAAATTTGGATTCTTTAACTTTCTCATATAAAACTCTTCGAACAATATGAGCTCTTTGATACCTATCTTTAATGCCATATTTAATCTTTAAATATTTATCGAATCTGTTATCAATATTAGTATCAAAATGATTTTTAACGGCAGTGAGTATAGTTCTGGCCATGGTACTAATAAAAGGAGTAATAGAACTGCGATTAACAGGTTTATAGTCATTAGGTAAAAGAGATTTAAATATTTTAGCACTATCTAAAAGATCTTGTGAAACCTTTTTGGAAGCACTGAATGTATTATTGGATCCAATAACAGTAACAAGATTTCCAAGTTGTTGATAAAAATTCTGAGAATAAAAATCAGGTAATTCTAAGTTCATTTCTAAACATCTGTTAACATGCAGATTAAGTAAATAAAAAATAGATAACGAAACTTTCTTAAGAGAGAAGGTAAGATGGTTAAAAAGTTTAAAATTAGAACTTGAGTTTACGAGAAAGGATTTGAAGAGACATTTGCGTGTAAGTGGGACAAAAGTTCTTTTAATAAGGTTATGTAAGGTAGTTTCAAGGTTAATATTAGAATTTCTTTTGGGTGTTGAATCAACAACATAATCTTTAATAGAAAAGATCCCATTAAAGGCATTAAGATCGGTATCAAAAATAATTTGCACTTTATTATTAGTGTCGCAAATAGGAATGACTTTAAGTTTAATTTTAGGTTTAGGAAATAAAGGTTTAACTCCTAAACTCATTTGTAAAAAATTGAGAATTTGGGAATACACGGTATCAATTTTTTATTTGATAATAAAAATATATTTTATTATAAAAATATATTTTATTATCTAAAAACCTTTGCACAAATTAACAAAAATAAGATATAATTATAAAAACGATAAAAATGATCAAAGAGCATATTTTGTAGTAAGTGAATTATTCCGCATACCTATTATATTATAAAATTGATTAAATTTTTATATTTGTATACTTTATCATACAACAAACAAACAGAAAAAACACTACTTTTTACTTCTTTCTTACTCATGTCTGACAATCGTAACACCGACCCCGCTCCTGCTGTTAATTGCGAAAGTCGCATCAGTCTTAATGCCATTCGTCAGGCTATTGAGACTGGCAATCTTGATTTTCTTAGTGAGAATCGGGAGACTATCAAGATCTTGTATGAGACTAACCATATTCAACATTCGTCGTGTTGGTGTGGGTGCCCTCAGTCAAGCTCTATCTTTACTATCCTTTCGAGTCCTCCTTCCTATGCTTGGCAAGAGACGAACGAAGAGCTAGAAAAGCAACAAATGCTTTATGAAAAGTCTGTTAAGTTTCTCGTAGAGAATGGAATTATCGATCCAAACATTATTGTTAAGTTTACTGAGATTTGCACGGAGGAAAATCGATGCATTCTTGCACAACTCCTCTATCGTTATGCTGGTTGGTCATTTCAGAAGAAGATGATCAAGTATTTTCTTGAGAAGACCAGCAAGCGAGTTATTGAGGAGTATCGAGACTCCGAGTTTAACTGTACTATGTTGCAACTCTTTCTAATGTCTAATTGTTATGATGACACCACTACCTTTAACAAGGAGAATGGTGAGTTTGGTGCTTTTGTGCGAGACTATCTTATTAACGAATGCAATGTTGACGTACACAATGTTGGTTGCATTACCGATCACAATGGAAAGAAGCGTTTCATCCCTACTCTTAAGAATGCAATGGACAATTATTCTCCTTATCTGGTGAAGCTCTTACTCTCTAATCCTTCTCGATCTGATCCTAACTTTATCGATGAAACTGAGGAGTACAAGGAGAACATGGCCTGTTCTATGCTTTTCCATTCCCGTTACACCCACAAGCAAGACTTTATTAAGGAGATTACCGAGATTCTTGCAATTTTGATTGCAGCTAATCTTAATCTTAACTATCTTACCTCTGATAACCGTAACATTACCGATTATTGTATTCAGAATGGTTTTTCTAATACGAGTGTCTATCAGCTGCTAATGTCTGCTGGTGCACCTGCACCGACTGGCAATCAATATTCTGGTACCGAAGTTTCCTGGCGTAAGAGGCAGGAAACTTCCCGTTATGCTGAGCCTGATGTATACAAGAAGCACAAGATTGTGCAACTACTTTATGAGAACCGAATGGAGAAGGATCCTGTTAAGTTGGAAGTTATCTACGAAGAGTTTAAGAAGCTGACTGCATCAGATCTTTACTTGGATCCGAAGAAGGTTGGATCATCTGCCAGTCTCTACAATGACTACATTAGTCAATATGGGTGGCGCGGAACCCCGATCGAACATCACGTCGATTTTCTGATTGGTCGGGCCTCAGACTAAAAAACTAAAATATTATTGATTGCGATCGTGCAATCACTTTGTTACAGCAAACAAATCAGGCCACTACGAGCAGAAGCTATAGGCCCTTATATTATATATAAAAAATGAAATTTTTATATATTATTGCTGCTTATCTCAAAAAAAGAAGAAAAAAACAAACAAATGACTTTTCAGGTTGGTGATCATGTCATCGAAAAGAAATATCCTTGGATTACTTACAGAATCCTTGGTTTCAATGAAAAATCTGGTAAAGCAAGGCTTATCGAAATTCAATGGTGTGCACTATATGATGATACTAATTGGTACACCCCGTCCTCGATGAGTCCAACTGAATTGCCAATTTCGGACTTATTCAGGGCAGCCAAGTTTCGTACGATAGATAATCTTATATGTAAAAATGGACAGCGATGCAAAATCAGTGTTGGCTATTACCGTTATGACAATTGGTATTATGATGTATGGTTTCCTGATGAAAAGCGAGGCTACCTCCTTCCAGAAGAAGACCTCTCATTTGCTGATGCTAAGAGTAGCTCTGCTTCAAATACGAGTAGCCCGAGCTCAAGCTCAAATATGAGTAGCTCGATTAGCAGCTTGAGTACTTTTAACCAAAGTAAGTTTAACCAGAGTAGTTCGAGTTCAAGCTCAAATATGCATAGTTCGAGTGCAAGTAACTCGAACTACCAGAGTAGTTCAAGATTGGTCGTGACTGATTTTGATGAGAAAATGATTCTAGAGGCTATCGAGCAAAGTAAGATTAGCGCTGAGGAACATAAGAAGAAACAAATTGAGGAGTATGAGCGACATGAGCGCGAATTGGCTGAGAAAGCGGCACTTGTTAAGGCAAAGATGGCTATTATTTACAATGATGATGACGATGTTATTTACAATGATGACGACGATGATGATTATTGATCAAAATTATTGTATATATTAACACTTAACAAGGTGTTAATATATACACTTTGTTAAAATAATTTATGAAGGAATTATTAAACTAGTAAAAATAATTTTTACGAATGAATTATCAAACTAGTATAATTTACGAAGGAATTATTAAACTAGTAAATAATGAGTCTTATATGGTCTCAATTGGATCATCTGAATCACTTTCACTTTCACTTTCATATGCCTTCCACTCCCAACCAGGACCGAATCCCTTTTTAATCTCTGGTAAATGCAATGCATCCTGAATAAGAGCTCTATAACAATCATCTAAACACATGCTCTTACTATCAAGATAGTCATCATTTCTATAGTGATTTGCAACAGAATAACAAATATTTGACATTAAATCATAACCATAAGGAGAAACTGTTATATTCTTCTTCTTACTCTTTAAAAAGACTGCTCCTTTCTTACAAACTAGCCTTGATGAATATTCTAACTCTCTTGCGATAATATTGTATATGGTTTGTGTATCTAGATCAGGAGTGGAATACTCTATACCATCATCGTCATCATCTTTAAAATATTTATTGGCATTATTGAGTACATCAGTAATCCTATCTTTATCAGTTATAAGAATCTCTGAATGTGTTGGTACATATTTTTTACGTCTTTCTTCCTGCAAATCATAAACAGCCTTGCTAAGCTTACCTTCATATTCGGACATAAACAAATCTTCATCTATCTCAGGATTTTCGTTTAAGTAAGTGACAACATCGCTAACAAGCTTTAACATTTTATTAATAAAATATAAAAATGTCAATTCAATTGCTCTTTCATTTTTTTTTAAGTAGTAAGATTAAGTGGCAGCAGGAGGTAAATTAGCAGTACTTTCATTATTAATATTAGTATAAAAGAATTCAAGAGCTTTTGACATACCATATGTATCTATTCTTAGTCTTTCTTCATTTACTACATATTTAAATCTGATATGAAAATACCAATCATTATGTCTAATCCTATTAATAATCTTAATAATGGTTCTCTCATCCTTATAGTGACAAATATCATATCTATGTCGATTCGTCCTAACTTTTATTCCTTTACTCTTAAAAAAACGACCAATTAACCTGTCGTCACTTAAAATCAGCGAATCAATTTCTACTTCTGCTCTATTATCTATTAACATTCTTACCAAATCTCTGGTTAAAAAGAATCCAGCACCACTACCATAATCACCAGACTTCCTCTTAATTATAACTCCCTCATATAACTTTTCCCTTGGTAGACCATCAACATATTTACTTAATCTACTAAAAATATAAAAACTCGATAAATTCGTCCTTAACAATATATCATAATCATAATTCTCTTCGATATACTCCAATGCATCTAAGGTCTTTATTAAGACACCAGGCTTTAATGATTCTTCTATGAGAGATACAATATTGCAATCATCATTATTATCATTAGGCATAACAGATATAGGTGTAAGAGTAATCGCTGTTGCATCAGTAGCAGCTGCTACTGATGCCGAGGTCAGGATTGAGGCTGAGCCATATATATAAATAACTTTTATATTTGGTTCGGTCTTATCGTATCTATCCCATAGACTTTTAAAATTATCATATAATAATCCGTGACTAGCAATCACGAGTATAATAAGTTTATATGCTTTTTTCATACTATATTCCTATATTTATTTTCTTTTTGTTAATATGTATATTTATCCTTTTTATGATTATGAGATCTTGTAAAGAGGTAATAATATATTATTATTTATATTAATTATTAATATTTAAAACGTAGGGCTATGAAGTACCTGCACTAATAAATATCCAGTTTTTATCAGTTTCATAGAGTGCTTCATGTTCATTGCCATTAACATTTATTAAGCATCTCAATCTAACATGTTTTCCGTCTTTGTACCCAGATTTCATAGGCACAAAATCAAATATATCATATGTATCTTCTTTAACATAAAACAAATCTTCAAAACCAGAAAAAAATATCAAACTATTATCATACATATCTTCTATTTTTACGATTATTTCATAATCTTCATTAAAAATGTACAAGCATTTATGCAATTCGTTTATTATTTCACTATCTTTATTTATTTTAGGTGCATATATAAGGTATTCAGTCTCAAATTGGCGAACAATGTCTGAAAAAGATGGAAAGTCTTGTTTTGGGAATTGATAGATTTCAAGTTCTGAATCTCCATTCATTCTATAATCCTCTCTATTTTTTGATCCTTTAAAATATTTCACTATAGATTCAGGTACGACTGAACTATCTTCATCATAGCTTAGTTGAAGCCATAAATAATTCTTGTTTTTAACTGTTATCAAATCTCTACAGCAATGTATTTTTCCAGCTAAAGATGCTAAAGGAGATAAAAGTTCTAAACGTTTTCTCTCATCTTTTAAGGATTTTTTAATCCTAA